CTAGAACAATGTGATCACAATGGAAATTAGCATTAATACGAGTCCACCCCATAGCAGCTTGGAACGCTTGAGTCTGGATAGACCTTTATCCTGCCGCTCGATAATGACCTGCTTCCTTGGTGCCTCGAACTCGCCTGGCTTCTTATCACTTTTGAGCGGAAAGAAACCTTGAGGACCAACACCGCTAACGATAACACCCAGAATAACAGCCGCAAGCGCAATGTAAAAAAGTGTATTCGATATATCAACTAAAGTCATATGATTCATCCTTGTCTCTTATTTTTGGATAGCATACACTCGAATTCGTTTTCGATCCGCAATCCCTACCCCATTTTATCATCATAATGCTGTGCATTCCATACTCTGATTTCATTCCTATCCTCTGCTGTACGGTTCAGGTTCATCCCCCTGATCTACAAAAAAGCTATCCCTCATAGACGATTCATCTACTAAGGGACAGCTCTTATGGATTAATAAGTTGGATAGGGTGAGTATGGATATTGATTGTCATATGGATCTGAGTAAGAGTACGGATACGGCTGCGGGTAAGGTGGAGGATAAGGGTAGTAATAATAGTTTGGCTGATTCTCAAATAACAATGGACTTAACAGTAAAAAAGGAAGCAGCGATGGCGCACCAGCACCAATTCCACCACCGCCATGAGACGGATGCCCGTGTGGTGGGTTATGTCCCGGGTTTGGACCATGCCCTGGTCCAGGGGATCGGTAAAGCTCACTCGCAATTGGTTTATTCTTAATTTCACTCGCATTCGTTATCGCCATGTTGATGACTCACAGTCCTTTCGTTGTAACGTAAGGTTAATGGATACACTCGATACATCATCATATGTGTGTATGCCTATTCTGTGTGTCAGCCTAGCGATAATTTTGGCGGTTGCACAATATACCACTTATCGATTAAGCAGCGATCCTACATACCGCAGTAATTCATTAGCGCATGCAGGGCAATAGCCATGCTCATCAATGAGCTGCTTCGTAACTTCGTTAATCTTTTTCAGCTGCTTCTCATCCGGTGTTTTCGTTGAAGTCGTAATCTTCACAATGTCCTTCAAATCATTGAACAATTTCTTCTCAATCGCCTCACGCAGACGATTATGCGAGCTATAATCAAATTTACGCGATTTACGCGAATATGACGATATGCGTATCAGAATCTCCTCACGGAAAGCTTTCTTCGCATTTTCCGAGATGCCAATCTGCTCTTCTATTGAACGCATCAGCCGCTCATCGGGGTCTACTTCCTCACCTGTCAGCGGATCTTTTATTTTGCCCCAATTGCAATAAGCCTCAATATTATCCAAGTAGTTCTCAAACAGCGTCCGAGCGGATTCCTCATAGGAGTAGACGAAAGCCTTCTGAATTTCCTTCTTGGCAATTTCGTCGTATTCCTTGCGGGCTACCGAGATATAATTCAGATACCGCTCCCGTTCTTCCTTCGTAATCGACGGATGCTGATCAAGTCCTTCCTTAAGCGCTCTCAGCACATCCAGTGCATTGATGCATTCAAGATCATGACGAATTAGCGCACTCGATATTCGGTTGATGACATAGCGTGGATCGATTCCGGACATTCCTTCTTCGGCGAATTCATTTTGCATTTCGCGAAGATCAGCTTCCTTAAAGCCTTCAACCGTTTCACCATTGTAAAGATGCATTTTCTTCAGGAGATCCATCCCTTGTTTCTTGGATTCCTTCAGCCGTGTCAGAATCGAGAAGAAAGCAGACGCTCTGAGTGCATGAGGGGCGATATGCACATGACGCATGTCACTTTGCGCTATCAGCTTCGCATAGATTTTCTCTTCTTCTGTCACCTTCAGATTGTAAGGAATATGCATAACGATCATCCGCGATTGAAGAGCTTCATTCTTTTTATTGGAAATAAACGATTTATACTCAGCTTCGTTCGTATGCGCTACGATTAATTCATCGACTGTTACATCATAATACTAAATATTTCGAAGTGAATTTTAATAGAAAAATCAAGCTAATGAACATAAATAGAGGCCGCTATACTGCGACCTCTTCTTGTTTAACATCCTCTTTATTTTTATATGAGTCCAAAAGCGCTTCGGCACAAACTGCATGTAGATTATCCATCACCTTAATTGGGTCTTCTGTGCCGAAGCTGATAATGATCGGACCGTAGTCTCCTTCTATTGTTACAGATTCGCGCATTTAATCCCCTCCTGAGACAATCATACGATGCTACGCTCGTCCATTATTACAGTTTCAAGTAACACATTTAACCGTTCCATCGCTGCGTCCCTACGACGACGATAAGTCGGATTACCAATACCTAATTGATCATAGACATGGTAATCACAAATGTAATCTTTCTGCATATAACGCATTTCGATTATTTCGCGTTCTGGTTCATCTAACATCTCAACAGCTTTCTCTACTGTGGAAATATATGACCTGCGACGCTCAGTAATCTCAATTTCTCGCAATACAGCATCCTCAACTGGTTTACTTATAGTGTTTGTGTTTCCATGCAACCGTTGTTCGTATGATGGCGTGATCTTTGTCTCGATAGTTGGACTCTTCATACGTTCAGAACGCTTATATAGTCGATAGCGCGAGAATAGCTTTTCTAGTGGAGCTCGAACATCTTTACTCACTATCCATCACCCCGCATAATTTGTATGTCCCCGCCGAAGCGGGGCATTAATTCTATTAATCGAGATCATCGTCCGAATAGCCAGAATCATCGACATCTTCATCTTCTAAATCCTCTTCATGCTCGATCTCGTCCATATCTACCTGATCTTGATCTACATCAACAGTGCCATCTGGATTTGTCGAATACTTAATCCCTTCATGCGGCTCATCGTAGTATTCATCGATTGACATCTGAGACGGTTGCACCGATAGCTTTACATTGCATCCAGCACGCTTATAAAGCTGCTGCGCTTTTTCATCGCTGTCACCCTTAATTCCAAACTTCATGACCGTTTTCTTGCTATCGCGCTGCATGCTGATAAACTCAGCTGTTACGTCACCAGCTGCGCAACCATCGATATTCAGAACAACGATGCTACCTGATAAATTAAATAATTCCGTTTCAGCTGCTACATCTTCGCTGCCCTTGATCTCAAACTTCAAAACTTCTTTCTTGTCGTCCTTTTGCATGGACTTGAACAATACTGTCATTTCGGTTTTCATATTTATCGCTCCTTAGATTTATTTAAATTGCTAGTAGTTCTGGATTATCATGGACGTTTCCGATCACTTCACACCTGTATCCTGCTACTTTTTTATATTGTTTTGATATAGCTGTCGTATCATCATCAATTGAATAATGTAGTGGATTAACCATACATACTCCTGCACTTGCTGTCATGATTACTCGTCCGATATGATGACCATCAATGCACATCCAAGAGTTATCAAAGTCTCTTATTTCCTTGTGATAGGTTTGTTTTACTATATCGCCTTCCCAAATATTCTGCTTGTTCTTGTCAGGAATGGTTGTTAATTGTCCGACGGTCTCTGGATCAACCTGTTTGCATTCAAATACGTCATTCGGATAGTACCATCCAGGATCTAGGTCTTTGTCGTCGCGATTTACTAGGATTGCTGTACCGTATTTACTTTGAAATAAGTCTCCATACACCCACTCGCCATTATCAAGGCGCTTGCCCCTAAACTTTTTTGGGCTACTCATCCCCCGTACCTCCTTGTTCAACATCTTTCTTGAAAACATTCAACCATGTATTTGGGTCTGTCTCTGATGTTCTGATAATCTGGCCATGTTCATTTATAGCGCACCACAAAAGCCTTTGCTCCCAGGTAACTTCTTTCATGACTCAATATCCATTGGCTTGCCGCTCATGGTTTACTTTGTTCTTTTCCATGTAGGCCGCTGCAATCTGCTCCCACGTGAAATCAAATCCAACCAAACCAATAGCTATGAATACATACCATGCATTTCTAAAGCAAAATACCTGCTTGGAGTAGCCGAATGTGGATTCAATCTTCTCATCCCTGCCCCTCTCCATATACATCTTCAGCATCCAATATTTAACCTCCAATATCGCTCCACCAATGCCGCCGTCTAAGCCAGTTTCTCTTGTTTCCTCGATCGCATCCTCAACGATATAAATGTACTCAGACCAATCATTTTGACGAGCTATCGATAAGAAGAAACTAACTCCATCTGCGTATTCTTCAAGCAGAGGATTTGTAATCTTGCCTGTAGTCCCACACTTGCCGCAATGGACTCTTCCTCCATCAAACCAAAAACCTTTGCCAGAGCATCGATCACAATCGATCTTCGCACTATATCCATGCTTAGGTTCCTTCTTATCACTCCAATGTTTGAAACCACGCCATTCATTCGCAAGTTCCGCAATCTCTACCTGCAGCGCGAGCACTGTATTCGGCAGCAAGTCTTGTCCTTCCAAACCTTTCTCCTTGATAATCCGAGCATCTAGCGCTTTCTGCATTTCAAAAAGATCTACTAATTCCAATGTCTTTCACTCCTTAATTGACGATTTGATTAAACACGTACAAGCGTTCTCTGGAACATATGTTCTATTCATAGGTGCAAAGTATCGTCCAAACGTCCAAAACGTCTGTATCGCGATCCTGTGAGCTTAAAACTATATGTTAAACTGCTTTCTTCTTTCTGGTCTTCTTCTCAGATGGATTTTTCATAGCTTGCAGCACATCAGCTTGATAACTTGTTAGCTGTATCTCAATCGGACTACACAACGCTCTCGCGATCTGTGCGAGTACATAAGCATCACGAACGTTATCGCTTGTATTTTCAAATCCCCATCGCTTGAATATCGGCAACACCATGTCATCCTTCTTGGTATTACCCTTACCAGTTGCGTATTTCTTAAGCTGGCTTGGTGAAGCTTCGATATAACTGAATCCTCTTCGATGCAGTGCCATTCGTATCCCCCAACCAATGCCACCGAGCTGGATCGCTTGCTGCGAAGCAAATCCGAATCCCTCAATCACAATCACATCGTCTGGTTGAATGTGGTCCATTATTTCATCGATCAGCGTGATCATACGCTTTGGGTCCACTTTCCCAACGCCTGTGAGTTCTTTGCCACGAATCACATTTCCAAGCTCGTCCAATGCTACGAATCCAGTCTTGGTGCTTGGGTCAATTCCTACATATCGCATTTACATCCCCCATTTATCATTTTTAACGATAATGCCGCATATCAATTGATGCTTTTCTCCAAGCTCTCTTGCAATCTCCCATGATGTAAAGCCGTCGAGGTACAAGGACCGTACCTTATCGCTATTTATACGAGCTAAATTCAATTCTTGAAGCTTGGATGCTGCAGCATATCTGATCTCTAAATCATTCCGTTCATCAATTGCCATGTTGTACAGTCGCTTTTTATTGTTACGAGCACAATTCATAGATATCGCTCCTCGTAATTATGACCTTCTAGGCCTTTGATCTTTATGAGCCAAAACATAAATTTCTCCACTTATTTCAAGGGACGTAGGCTTGTCATTTTTAGTTTTGAGGACAGTAACGACTGGACGGTATTTATCGCCTTTTTGGCGGATTCTCGATTTCACGTTAATCCCTCCCTAATGCACAAGATCAATCTCTCGATTGGAATCTATATGTTTTACCCAAATATCGTTCCAGCTCAATTCAAATGTGATTCCAGCTTCAGCATTAGCTATTGCAATTAATATCACATTACCCATAGCAGTTGCTGATGGTACAGGTACTGCATTACCAATATATTCTCGTGCCTTCGCATCGCTACAACCTTCAAGCTGGAATGGCCGTCCGTCGGGCAGATGTGTGTCAAAGCCCTGTAGCATGGCGAGTTCATATGTCGTGAGTGGTCTATGCCGTGTGCCATCTTCGGATATGATGATCCATTGACCTCGATCATTATCATTCGGTATACGTGGATCTGCCACAGCTGCTGCACTAGCATGAATATCTCCACTACCAATAACCGTTTTGGCTGTTTGATCCCACTTTTGGACACCCATTGTTCCGGATCTTGGTGAGCAATTCATTCTTGGGTCACTGATTACTTTTCCACTTCCAGCTGAGATGCTGCCTGTCGTAATGGTTGGAGAGGTTGTTTCCCAATCAGTTACTTTGTAGACGCCATTATGATAGTTATTGTGTATTCTCGGATCGGCAATGCTCGATGCTGACTGCATAATGCGTGAGTGTCCTCGAATGGTTTTGGCGGTATCATCAAATCCTTGAACACCATAACTATCAGGCATAAGTTTTGTCTTAACTCTTGGGTCCGCAATCAATTGAGCTCCACTTTGAACGTCTGTTACACCTGTGACAGTTGCACTAGGCTTGTCCATGCTTTGCATACGATACTGGTCGGTGTATCTACCAGCTCTACTATTCACTCTTGGATCACTAATACAGATGGCTCCATTATTTGGACCATTTGCACCTGTTACTGTTGGCCCGTGTTCATCGAATTTACTTACACGATAGATTGCTGTATGCGTGGAATCCTTGAAACTAAATCGTGGATCTGATATCGCTGCAGCTCCATTACTTCTACCAGGTCCAGCTGTTCCAGTTACGGTTCTACTAGTATCGTTCCAATTCTCGATCGCATAAGCTCCACTACGAGGCTCATGTACAATCTTGTATTTCTCCCAATCAATCTTATTAAGATCTCGCCAATCTCCACCTGCTGGAATGAGTGCAAGTCTTACCCACGTTTTCCATTGTAGATTTGGCAACCTGTGAAGCGGCCCTCCTGCTTCTGTATCCCCCGGCATAGGTAGTGTTCCAATCACATCTCCAATTGTTTTAAGAGGCTTTTTAGGTGGAAGATAACAGTAGTTCGGTACTCTCTTTTCATTACGAGCGAGAATCAAGAATCTCAATCTATTCTGTCCAAGCCCGCCGATTTCGCCGAGGTTATGGTCAGCCCGCTCATCATAAGCGAACCCGTATTTCTTAAAGATTGCTCTGATCTTGATCAGTATTTCTTTTCCCCTAGTCCTAATCCGTGGTACGTTCTCGAAATGTATGAATGCCGGCAACTCTCCATCACCGTAAAGGCGACATGCTTCTAAGCACAATTCCAATCCGCGAAGCGTCAGCAAGTTAAGTGCTTGATACTGTTCTGACTGTGCTTTGTCGTTGGGCAATAGACCACTGAATCCCTTACACGGTGGAGAGAGGAATAAATAATCTGGAACTTGATAGTCGAACGCTACCCATATATCCCATGGTGTTACTTCGCGCCATTCTGAAGGCGGCTCATGACCATGCCATTTGATATATTGCTGGCGACTAAACAGGTCCATACAAACCGATGTATCTTCGCCTGTTACGAGGTCATGATTTTTGCAGGCAACTGGATCATAGTCAATGCTGCACAAGATTTTATATCCATAGACATTTCCGTATGCTTCGACCTTTGACTGCATCAGACCAGCTGAGAATCCACCAATACCACCGAATAAAATAGCTGCTGTCCGTTCAATCTTCATGTTCTATCTCCCTTCACTCATCATCATCTAACCAAGCAGACAGTTTTACTGTTGGCTTAGCTTCTTCTACAGGAACATCAGGCTGCTGCTCTACTTGTGGCGATTCAACAGTAACTTGTTCTCTATTGAGCTGTCGTCGCTGCCAATCAAGAACTTCAGCTTCAATTGCGTCATATACTCGCCTATATTGCTTGCGCTGCTCTTCAGATGCCAATGGATGTTCAATCATTTCTGCACCTTTCACCATACGATCAAGCGCCTCTAAATACTCAGCTTCACTATTGATACGGCTCATTTATCCTCCTTCTCTTTCGGCACTTCGACATATTTCTGATGCCACCAGCGGAAAATGTATTTGAACCTGTTAAGTCCAACGTTTCGACCCTTGGCAAAGATAGAATCGATAATCTTTAGCCCTTTTTGCATTTGTGATTTAGGATTGAACCAAAGGAACTCAACTACGTCCGCATCCTGCTCAATACTGCCTGATTCCTTAAGGTGTCGTAGCTTTGGTTCCTCATCATCAGCCGAACGGTCCAGCTGTGATAGAAGAATGAACACGAATTTCATATTCCTTGCAATCTGCTTAGCTGTTCTCGTAACGCGACCAATTGCTTGAGCTCTGTTTTCATTCTTGCGCTGTGGTATCTCCATGATCTGAAGGTAATCAACTATGATGGCTGCAATCTTACCGTACTTCTTTTTGAACGCTCTGGCCGTTGCCCTGATCTCATCGATTGTCACACCTGCCGAGTCTTGGACATAGATATTAAGCTTCTCAATCTCATCATAAGCAGCGTTAATCTTTGCCCACTCATTTTCAGTAAAGCCACCTTCGCCGCCTTTATTAATCAATCTTGGATAATTGACCTCAGCGACCATAGCGACCATCCTATCCTTCACTTCATTCTCGTCCATCTCTTGGCTGTAAATGAGGACTGGACCAGCATTCGGGTTGAATTTTGCAATACCGTATGCAAGTTGTAGAGCCTTAGCTGTTTTCCCTACACCTGGACGACCTGCGATAATGTACAACCAACCGATCCAGAGCATTGCCCATTCATCAAACTGTTTAAAAAGGCCTGTGAAAAGTTTTGCTGCTTTATGCTTTAGGTGATCATAATAGGAGGTCCGTGTTTCAGCGAAACTCCGCATGTTAGAAACCTTCTGCGGTCTTGTTTCATCTACCAGCTCATCTACTGCAGCAAAGAGTTCATCATCACTCTCATAATCTCCATCAGCTGCTTCATCCAATTTTTTAGCAAGATCTTTAATTCGTTTGCGATGGCCCTTTGACCGTACGATGTTAGCGTAGTAGCGTACGTTTGCTGAAGTAGGTACCGCACTTGCAAGGTTAGAGAGGTAAGATACACCACCCATATCCTCAACACGCTTGAATTTCTGATACTCTGCAGTAATCGTGATAATATCGATTGGTAATTCTCGCTCGTAAAGGTACTTCATCACCTTCCAAATGAGTTCATTTCGTTCATCTAGAAAATCTCTTGATTCAAGGAAAATGATCTCATCAATGCATTTCGAGTCCCTAATAACCGCACCTAATACCGATTGTTCAGCGTAAAACGAGTCGTTTAGGTTCATAGATAAACTCCTCCGGGTCATGACCTGCAGCTACCCATTCTTGATGTGCGATTTGAATATTGCGAGCTTCTATCTCAGGATCTTCCTTAACTTCTTGTGTTGCTTGCTTGAAGTCTGCTATGGCTGGTGGATACTTACTCGTATTGATATGGTTCATTAGGATCTGCTGAGCATCTTGAAAAGGTACATCACGCATGCATAGCTGCCATAACTCAATTCGTTCAGGTTTCATCTCCACACTCGGGTAAGCTGAAGAGATCACCGAAAGAATTTTGATCGTTTCCGCCTTGTTCATGTAGTGCCTCCTTCATCTTTTCTTGGAGTACGGATTTGTTATTATCAAACCGACTATTGCTTTGCGACTGCTGACGTTTCATCTTGATTCCAAGCTCTGCATATTTGGTACGAAGCTTCTTCGCACTTAGAATGTTTGTGGACCAGAATGAATCTGTTGTACACCAATCGATGATGCTCTTGAGCTCCTGTGTATTACGCTTGTCCAGATCAACTATTTTGCGGAACTCATCAGCCCATTTTTGCAAAGGTGCATTTATGACAAGATGTTCGACATTATTCAGTGCAGCATGCTCCATGATCTTGTTGTGAAAATAAACTGCCATTTGATAGTATCGATCGTCCTCGGAATAAGTTTTCTTATTACGAGAAGGAGTATTATTATCTTTAGAGTTTCTTTTATCTTTCTTGGGTGGCTGTTTGACCACCACTACTGGTGGCTGATTAGCCCCCTCTCTGGTGGTCATTTGACCACCACTAGCAATTTGATTTTCATCATCTACTGGTGTCATTTCTGCCCCCTCTAGAGGTGTCAATTCAACCACCTCTAACCATTCATTATGATTTTTATTAAACTCGAGTATTCTGGACCGAATACCCGATGCTTCGGAAACTACGTTTATGATCTTACGATCGATAAGAGTCTTTAATATCCGCTTAACCTGCCTAGCATCAAGTCCAGTAGCCTCTGATAAAAAATCGACCGACATCATGTGAGCTTTGCGCTTGAAACCATATGTGTACCGCCAAACAGCTAGGACAATATCCTTCTGTGATCCACTAAGTCTGAGTTGCATGAATTTGTCAAGGATCTCATTTGCTATTCTCGTATACCCATCTTCGAGCTGTGGGTTTGCCAAAGTAACTCACCCGCTTTTCACTGCTTTCTTCTTTCAAGGCGTTCACGCATAACGATTATCTGTACCAAACAAGTTTGTGTAAGAAGGAACCCATGGAGGAGGACCATATTTGTTTAGATAACCAAGGGAATTTACATACTGCTCGACACTCTTTTCCTTATGCATTGCCTTCAATAGTTCCAAAGTTCCTCTAACATCGTTTAATGCTCGATGCGCACCATCCAGGACAATTCCATAACGATTACACATGTCCGTTAATTTATGAGGATACGGGTGACGCTCACGTGATATTGTCATCGTGTCTAGAAATGGATTTTCGAACGTTTTATTCCCGATACGTTGCATTGCCCAATGTAGAAATTGAAGATCAAAGGCTGCATTATGCGCGACCAACATGCTATCACCCATAAATACTCTCAACATTTTAAATGCCAACGTTTCATTCATACCTGATCTCATCTGGTCAGATGTAATACCGGTTATCTCTGTGATCTTTGCAGGTAGTTCCATTTGATGTTGCACTAAAGTCTGAAACTCACCAACGATCTCTCCATTCCGAACTCTGATTGCTGCCATTTCAATAACTCGATCTTGTTCTGGATTTAGACCAGTTGTTTCAAAATCAAAAATCGTTATGTTACTTAGCATCCAACCACCTCCAAAAAGTAATGTTTGCCTAATTCGAATCCACGCTGCCTGAGTGCTCGTTTAACCGTCATTTCAGCAAGTGCAGGCATGTTGTTATTGCTGGATAAGTGCGTTAGGTATATCCGCTCACCGTTACCATGTACAAGCTTTGCAAGGGCTACTGCTGTCTGATCATTGCTTAGATGTCCGATATCACTAGCTATGCGGGCCTTGAGGTAATCGCTGTATGTGCCGTTCTCAAGCATTGCCTCATCATAGTTGGACTCGACAATGTAGATGTTTCCTTCCATCATTTCGAGCATGTCTTGGTCAATATGCCCTGTATCAAACACCACGCAGCAGCGGTTTCCATAATCATCTTCGATTGCATAGCCAACGGGCTCGTATGCATCGTGATGGACCTTGAAAGGATAAATGTTCATGTTCCATATCCAGATCATCTCGTATTTTCCATATAAGGTGTGTAGCGTGTGCTTCACCTCGTCTTTAACACCTGAGATACCTCGCCATTCACCTTCTGTCGCATAAACTGGAATGTTATATTTATTAGCAAGCGTCAACCCTCGTATATGATCGCCGTGTGCATGGGTCACGAATATTGCCTGGATATCAGTAGATGCATTGATGCCTCTTGCAAGCAATCGCTTTTCGATATCACGTTTCCATTTACCAGCATCGATCAAAATGCCTGTGTCACCGCTTTGAATGTGGATGCAGTTTCCGTCTGAACCGGATGCTATGATATTAACCTTCATTTCTTCGCCCACTTTCCAAAAGGTGTTTTATGTGTTGCTACCGCTGTCCCACGTACCCTGCGAGGTGCTAGTGTTTCAAAATCGATTTCCTTCTTTGGAGGCTCGAGCTCACGATACTTAGCAAGCTCCTCTTCTGTTAACTGAGATACCTTTAGTCCAGTCATGTAAGGTTGCTTCTTCATATCGCACGCTCCCTCTTTAGCCAATTTTGCCACTCTTTCAAGTGCTTACAGCCTTTTGCTGGTTCTTCATAATGCCGCTTTCCAAGTGAGTAAGAGATGAATTTATCTGTTGAAGCTTCATAATAGAAGCCATTTAATATTGGGACCTTTGGAGCCGTAGGAGCTTGAACAGCTCCATGGTCCATATCAGCGAATAAGTCCAGCTGAATTGCATTCATGATTAGTCTTCAAGCTCATCAGCTGCAGCATCAATTGCTTTCTTTTCCTCGATATGCATGTCCATAATTTTCAAGAGACCAAACATTTCAGAAAGCGATGGAGTATCGCCTTTCATCTTGCAATGCTGATTAATGTATTTACCCTTATCCTCTTTACCTGTGATTCCAAGAGCCTTGAACTTATCCTTCATTTGCTGACGAGCTGCTTCAATCTTGGTTGCTTCTTCCTTTGCCGGATCCGGTTGCTCCTCTGGTTCTGGTTCAGGTAAATTAGATCTCTGTCCACTTGCCATCTGTTCAGCTTCTGCCGTGATGTCCTTACGCTCATAAGATGATGTATTATCCATAACACTACCTTGTGGAATCTCGTCGTCTCCAAAATCTAGCCCATACTGTTTTTTCAATCCACGTTGTTCAACATGCTTTCCAAACATATCTGAAGTCCATTTGTTCCAGTTATCTTTGTTCTGACCAGTAAACATGTGATCAATTTCAGTTCTGTCCATGACGACCGTAACTGGTCGATAACCATCTCGATACGCAATTGAATATGCACCAATGATTTTCCCGCGAGGAAAACCCATTTCATGAACTACTACTTCAAGCTCTTTTGTTTCTGGATTACGGCTAACCTTGAATTCATCATTCTCGCAAACCATCTGTGTATCTGGTGGCTGAAACCCTTCTTTTTCACGTGCTTTCGCCAGATAAGCTTCAGCAGCGAACTGGATACGTGCCTGGCTACCGTACTTGATGAAAAAGATTTCATTTTTAAATGGATCGAGGTTATAAACTGCACACTTATGAGCAAATAGCGCGAATTCAGGATCAGTGGCAGTTGGACAGATCGATGTTCGGATTACCTGCAGTACTTCCGGTTTAAATGTTTGTAAAACCTCTGGTGTGAAAACTTGCAATTGAGTTGTCATGATTAGTTACCTCCGTTCATGTAGATCTTGAATGGTTTCTGCTGTGCTTTTGCTAATTGCTTACGTTCTCGTCTATTCAAGATAAGCCCATAATCTGCCTGAATTGCTTCAGATACTGCTGACACGCCCAATGATCCAGGAACATAAGCTTGCTTCATACGCTTTACTTTCTTAGGCTGCTTATTAGCCTTTGCAATTGCTAAATCACGAAATAGTCCAGCTTGTTTGGCTACATGTAAAGCAGCAGCCTTTATAGGATCGATAATAAGAGATTTAATTGGATTCATTTTGGATACCCTCCGATATAATGTTTAATTCTTGCTCAGAAACTACTCGTGCCGTGATCAGTTGCCCATTAGGTTGCTTAAATCTAGTAATAGATTCGGCGTTGTCTACGAAGCATGGTGCCACAATACCACTTTGCTCACTCAGTACATCTCGCAGCTCTAATCCAGCACGGATGCCCTCAGATAGAGACAGTTTGCGATATACCTTGTCATCCATCTCAATCTCAAATGTGCTCTTAATCTCGCCATTCTTGAGAGTTTCGAAAAGTCGGATTGATAGAGTTGAGAACAAAGATTGAACCTTGGCAGCCTGTAATTCTGCTTCTTTAGCAGCGAACGCCTTGATAGCGTCCAAGATAAAGATTGATTCATTCAAGCTCTTGTGTGTTGCAGCTTCGTTTGCTTTTGCCTGATCAATGTCACCAAGTAGTTGCAGGCGCTGGTCAAATGATTTGATCGATTCGCTTAATGGTAGCATCTGATGATCCAGTTCCCTGATCTTCTCAAGCTGCACTGATACATCGATGTACTGTATCCCTGCTAGTTCTGCTTCAAGCTCTTTCCGTTGGTTCACAAGAGCCTTATGATTGGCTTGATATTGTGCCTTACGTTGCTCTTTATCTGCTGTTACGTCTGCTATAGCGGACTCATCTAAAGGTTGCTTGCAGGTTCGGCAGGTATCTTGAATTGGCTCATCTTTAAGAGCTGGCCATTTAGTCGCAGATGCACTTATGCGCTCCTGGAGTGATTGGATTTGCGCATTCAGTGTATTAATTTGTCGATTAGTTACGTCAGCAGAGGTGGTTGTTTCCTCAATCTCTTTGATCTGCTCAATTAATCTATTTTTTTCATTAACAGTTGCATCCACATCAATATCAGCAGCTGGATAACGTTCTAGTTGTTCTTGAAGCGTCTTTGTGCGACTCTGCTCGGCTATGTACGCCTTATCCTGTTTGTTTTTGTTATCGCGGTGAATCTTATCAAGATCACTTAATGAGTGCTTTTTAGTCAATTCAGCAAGTTTCTCTGCTGCAGGATTTAATGTAATATCCTTCAGCTTCTGCTCTGGGCTCGTCCGGCTCATTTCTGCGAATACTTCTTTAGAAGTAGGAGCTGATGCATACTTTAAAAGCAATGCCCGCTGTTCAGTCCAGTTCAGTGTGAAGAAGTAAGAAGGATTGAATAATGAAAGGAATAGGTCCTTGTCGAACAATGATTTTACGAGTTCATCAAATTCCGTAGCCTTACTTGGCACTTCATTGATGTAAAATGTGTTCTTACCTTTCTCGATTCCGCGACCCAGAAGTACTTGCTTATCATCGATTGAAAGCAGGAGATCGGACCGAACAAAGTCATACTCATAATTAGTTGGTGTTGGATCAGTCTTGCTCCCTAGCACATCCGTGCCGTACAATGTAAACGAAATGGCTTCCAGAATACTGGACTTGCCTTTCGCGTTTTCCCCCGTGATCTTTGTCAGGTCGCCAAACTTAACATGAAGGTCACGGTGGGATTTAAAGTTATGAAGTGTAAGACTTAGAAATTTGATGATCATTGCTTAACCTCGCTTTCATTTGTTTTTTTACACTTACCTTCCGGATCACGCTTTGTCTGGACCGTTGGAATAAAGTCTGTTGTTCCTTCTGGAAGCTTCTCTGCTACTTCCACGATCACATCCGCAGCGTTCCGCTTGACCCACATTAACTCCTGTTTCCACATGCTTGTTCACCTCACCTCGGTAGAGTTCTTCAAGCTCGAAGTCTCGACGCTGTTTGTATAAGCTAATGGAGTCCATAGATACCTCCTCGATATTTAGCAGGCGAGGAAGAACGATTTTCCTCTTTTCGCAAAATATTTTTTAATATCACTTGATGCTGCAGATCATTTAAAAACCAAATCCTTGCTAGCTCGGGAAGTGTCATAATTTGACTCCCATCTTCTTAGCTTGAATTGATGCCCATTTAACGAAGGGAAATCTAGCAGGATCTATGCAAGCGCGTTGGTACTGGATGCCTAGATAGTCAAGTAGTTCATTGGATATTGGCATTATTAAGCTCCTTTCTTGAACTTGTTCACAAAATAAATTTGTCCCTTGCCTGTGACTTTAGTAGTCCTTGTGACTCTTACGCTACCGTCTGGATTGTTTAGAGTAGTTGTCTTTATTTCAAACAAGCCTTGTTCCATCGATCGCTGAGATGGCATATTGTATTGCTCACCCTTATTTAATAGATAGCCTTGTTCCCGTAGCAGTTGGAATAACCGATTCTGACCAATGTCGATTCCATTTTGTCTTATAAGCTTTGCTAGTTGACCGACTAAGATCGCACTTTGTGATACCTCTAGAGCTTCCGCGAACACCACTTTAGGCTTGTCCAACTCGATCTTAGTTTCTGCTGCTATTCGAGCTTGACGTTCCTCTTTCAATTTGGTTGCTACTTCAATCAATAGATCAGGGTTGTCTAGAAGTTCGTCAGTTGCATACATTCCGTTCTTACGGATTGAAGGAAGTACTTCACTAGTGACCCACTTCCTAAATGCTTTCGCTTCTGGTTTACGGCTTTCAAGAATCACATCATATAATCCATCTTCATTGATGAGAGTTGTCATTTGACTCCTACCAAGCGCATCAGGGATGACCTCATTTGTAATGACCCCATCTTCAAGCCTCGTTTTAACTTGACTCGGGTTTCCAATTTCAAGAACCTTGCAAACTTCACCTAAAACAAACCACGGTATACCTTCTTTTTGGATAGTTCTAAATTCTGCTGAACCGAAATTAAACACTTGCAATTGATTCACACGCTTACCCCTCTCTTATTTTTTCTGTACAATCGACTATACAATCGCTGATACATTTGGTGATGTCTGATCCATTTTGATTGTCCATTTTCTCGCACCCACGGTTTGTTAAACTCTAGTGTTACACCAGCTTGTATAGCTAAATCCAACAACTTATGAACCGATATCTTAGCCATGTTTATCACCACGAATTCTCACATATGATTACTTTCCTAAAAGAACAACTTAAAAGAAATAGAACGAACAGAGATTTAACTTTTCCTTAAACTACTCTCTCAGTGATACGATCTCGTATCACTTCATCCAAAAAAAATAGTCGTTCGAATGGTGCATTAAAAGCTGCCAATACACCAGCTATAAAAGAGGCACCAGGGGCGTTATATCTAGGATCATCGTGAGGTAGTTTTGCACGCCAAATTTGAGTAGTTGATACCCCTATAGCTGCTGCAATTTCAGTATCTGTATCTAGTTCTAAATCAATTGCAGCCTTCATGAATTCCTTTGTATTCAATCTGATAACATTTCTTTTCATTGTCTTAATTTCTCCTTTCCTGTCGGTTATACGAGCTCGTATCAACAATATACAATACAAGTATACGAACACGCAATACTGGCAATAATTATAATTGCGTGCGCGTAATGTAACTGCTATAATTCAAGTTGAATCAATAGAAGGGATGATAAAAATGACAAGTAAGTTAGGATATGGTGAATTCATTAAACAACACAGGCTAGAAAGTGGGTTTAAGAGTCAACGACAATTGGCAGATATCACTGGCATCTCTTCAGCAACACTATCTAGGATCGAAGCTGAGGTTCAGCGTCCACACATCGAAACACTCGGAATTTTAGCAAATCATCTACATACAACAAACCTAAGGGAGTTAATGGATGTATCTGGATATTTAGAAGGATTAACTGATGAAAAGAAAAATAGTGTAACTAATTTTTTCGAGATACATAAAGATTTAGATGCTGACTTAAAAAAGAATATTGAAACCATATTTTACTTTGGGATTGTAAATGAAATGATTGATGTTTTTGAGGAAACACTTGGTGACTACATAGAGGAATATATAGTTGAGAATAAATTGGATGCTTTAAAAACTGATTTTAAAGGAGTTCTAGAATTCATACGATATGCAGATCTCCCAATGGAAAGTAAAGCTGATTTAAATTTAGCATTACAGAATATAATACAAAAATCACAAAATAAAAACTCCGCCATTACAACACAAGTGACGGAGTTAGAAATTGATTTAGAGAAAATTGATAAATTCAATTTGATTTTTTGTGGTCAAAAGTTGAGTCATGATGAGGCAAATCGCGTAAAGGATCTTCTTGTTGCTGCTCTAAAGATGTTAAGGGATTGAGACGATTTAGCAGTCTACTTGCCTCGCGCACACCCATTTTTTCAATATTATTCAGCAAATATTCCTTAAGCAATGTAATAACCAACACCCCTCTAATATTATGTACTTAAATTTGAAATTATTGGGTTAAATCGATTATATCACGCAATAATTAATAGAACAAGCGTTCGTATAATATACGTTTTTTCGATTAACCATCCTGAAGAAAGGAGCAGAATATGGCACTCATTCTTGGAGAGTGCCTGCTACCATACTGGTTAGAAAAACGAGAAATGAATAGAGCTTTTTTTGCACGAAAAATGGGGGTATCTCGTGCAACGGTCACAGAATGGTGCAATGGTAGCCAGTTTATGACTCTTGAGCATGCATTTAATGCAGCAGACATCCTGGAATGTTCTATTCATGATCTATACAGAACAAAGTATGGTAGTAGATAAGCAGAGAAATCCTCTGCACTCTCCTAGAAAATTTGTTAGGCTGTAACTAACAAAGTGCTGTATAATTGTATTCTAAATCTTCCCATGGAAAATGTAAGCAAACAATATTTTACAATTGAACATCACCCCCTAGACATAATAAAAAAAGACCGCTCAATAATCCGAAGATAATTCAATAGAAAACTTGAAATCAAAACACCAAAATAAAGAGAACTCTCGTTTGTTTTATTTATGGTGTTTTTTTTCAATAAAATATTTCTATGTATCTTTCGGATTATTGTGGCGGTCTCTCCTGTCCACAATTAATCACTTAATTATTAAATTCTCCATCACTGCTTGATCGCACTGTCAGCAGAGGAAATTATTGTTTAAGACAAACTTTTCCCGTAAAAACGGTATTAATAACACTTAGCCCATAAATGGTAATAATAACACTTAGAATGTCTCCTGGTCGCATGACGGGAGATAGAAATAATTAACAACAAATAAGGTATGTTTGATAGTTTAACATCACTTTTTAAATTTATCAACTATTCTTTTTATTCATTTAAATATTAATGCTATTTTGATATACTCTTTTTGACATAATGTAACAGCAAATACCTCATCCGATGAGGATTAGCAAAGGTGATCTAATATGGTTGGTCCAATAATTGTAATTATATTTTTCTCGCTAATTCTGGTTGGCAGCATTATTATGTTCCGTTTATCAGTAAAAGCTAACAAAGCACTTAAGCAAAAAGCAGCAGATTTGGGAGCTAGTGATTCATTTGCTTGCATGCACCATGAAGGACTTGGTATTGCTGATAAAGCGATGTGCGAAGTATTTAGATGTGATGATAAAATCATAATTGATGCACGTAGTCATAAGTTTGAAATCCAGCTAAATCAGTTGAGAGCTGCGGTTGTAAAAAGCGAACAAGAGTTGATTGAAAAAGGAAAAAGTGTAGTTGGACGAGCGGTGATCGGAACTTTGTTGGTACCTGGACTAGGTACAATCATCGGAGGTATGTCTGGCATAGGCAATAAGAAGAAAAAGGGACAGATAAACTATTACATGATCTTCAATTACACAGACCAAGCTGGTGAGCTCAAAGCAGTAACCTTCAAGAATAACTTCAATGTGAGTAGAATGAACAAATTTTGTAATGGTATCAATCAATCACTACATACATTTTCAACAAATGAAGCTATACAGCTATAAATAGTAAAGTAGAGTGCGAAATATGAAATTTGGACCACGTAAGCCCAGTCTTAAGAAAAGAATATCAGCCCGTACAAGCATTAAACGACAGGTAGTGCATCGTGCTGGCTTAAAGATGCCACGCGGCTATGGATGGCTTAGAAGTCCGAAAAAAGCCGTATATAACAAGGTATATAACAAGACCTCATTTGATATATTCAAATTTATAAAGAAACTCTTTAAATAAAGGTAGAAGCCAGGGACATATGGTCCACTGGCTTTTATTTTACACTCAATATGTCCTCTAATTTAAACCAATCGTAATCACCATCATACTCAAGCTTAATGCGTTTAAGCTGCTGATCGATCTTTGTGACAACACCGCGGACCTCTACATCATCAAACGGATCAAAGAGCTGCAGCGTGATTTCTATTCCTTGGGACATCGATTCACCGATTGCACGGCTAATGATCTCCCACTCCTGCTCGTCAAGTTCAGGTTTCGTTATTCAAGGTCAATCCCAGAAATTATCTTGATGAACATTTTCCTTACTTAGTGTTCTTGCACCAGCAACAAGCAGAACCTTAGTGCTCTTTGATGGGCGGAAATCACTCTTGTTACAAGCGGATGCCACAGTCTCATGGCTTAGCCCGGTTATTTCCTCAATCTCTTTTTGCTTAATCTTATGATTATCTAAAAATGCCCCATATGCTGTACGTTTTTTCCCCATTGTCATTAAATACACACCACTCTTTCTATTATCAGAGTGGACAAGTATCTATAAATTTATACTAAAAAAGCCCAAAATTTTGGGATATTGTACAAGCTGTGCCTAGTAGATATGGAACTAAGATACGGATGTTTATTCCGTAACTAACTTACATATCTAGAGGTGAAGACATGAAAATTAAACAGGTTGTATTTAATGTTGAGGATCCACATCAATCCCGACTATTAGAACATGCGCTTTGTCAAAAGAATTTTTCCGCTTACATCAAGCGGCTAATCGACCATGATTTAATGACGGATCATCCTCCAGTTAATTTATCAAATGAACCGTTAAAATTGGACACACCAACGCCGCCTCTTATCCTCTTCCATCAAGCGAAAACACGATCTATTACTACATCTAAGGCAGGAACTGCGTTACAGAGTTCCAAATTTATTGCGGAAGGTGGCCAGTATAATGCGTAAGGCTAGAAGCGATAAATTGACTCATATAGCACCATACATAATGAGTAGCGAACGCGAATTAGTTCAACGGTTATCAAGGCATGTTGGCGACTTCGAGGGGAACTTGGCAAGAGGATTAATTGAAGAAGCATTAAACTGTGAATCAGCTGTACAATTCTTCCGAGTTTACTTCATTCGTCCGTATGAAATAACTCCGGATAGAATCATTTGGATGGAGAAAAGACCACTTGATATAAATGATTACTTAGTACAATCTGAACCACGAACTAGGTTGAAAATAAAAGCAACTAAACAAATGACCGCACAATTAACAAACTTTCAAATTGCATTAGGTACTCTATACTTAGCACACGCAACATACGCATTACTTCGATTTGCATTAACTACTGATCATATCATTCCAATTATCGCTCCTGGATTTAAAGAAAAAATACGCACAATGCCTAGAAAACAAATAGACGCATGGTCTGTAATTGGGAGGTAGCTTATGGGGATTGTCAAAGACTTTTGGGATATCGTAGTCAAAGGAGAAGAACAGCAAGTCATTGATCGTAATATCGTTGCTTTCAGGCTTAAACCACACGAAATGTATAAGCTCGATATGATCTGCGACGAACTAAATGATCGTCTTGGATTAAACGGGACCATCACACCGAACTCCATAGCAAGAAGGGTTGTGCGGAAATTTTTGCGGCAATGCTACGACGAAAACACCGAGCAGATCGTGAGCAACTTACTTCCGACTTACATCGAACAATTTAAGCGAATTGAACCACCTGCAGATAATGGTTGGTATCGTTTGAAATAACTTACTTAATTTTAAACGGCTTCTCGATCTCCATATAAGATATATACATTAATCCATCATCAAATCTAAGTTTGATGTAGCCATTTTCGTATTGCTCAGCTACACCAATAACCGATATTCCATCTTTGCATACGATATGTAACTTGAATTGTTCGGCTGCAGCTTGTTGGAGTAATGCATGATATTTCAATGACATCTTCTCCTTAATTAGATTGAATATCTATTCGATTAAAAAACTTTTTTATCCTGCAAAATAAAAAAATCCCCACCAGCCGAAGCTAGTGGGGATCATACTACGCTAATTTTCCTGCTTTAGCAGCCCTCATAGTTAAGGCAAGTCCGCGCCAAAACTCTTCTGTTCCTGTTGGATCATTGATCAATCCGCCGAGATCTGCGGATCCAAACTCTTTAACAAACCATGCTGGAGCTGGCACCTTCTTTGTTTGTTCCTCAAGTGTTGCGATTCTTGCTTCAAGTTTTTCAAACATGATTGTTTCCTCCCTTGTTATATAGTCCACCAAGTACTTTGTCGGGTCCGTATGTGTACCGAAACCGTAACTAGGCTGATATAGCTGTCTAACCTCATAGTGTAAATGTGATCCTGTACTTTGTCCTGTGGTGCCTTGCTTTCCTATTTCCTGCCCTGCTACCACCTGCTGTCCTACTGCTACAGACGCGCTATCTAGGTGGGCATAAACGTGCAGACAGTTACGCTTGTCCTTAATAGCAACAACAATGCCGTAATTGCCAAATCCGCTGCCTGTTAGACCCACCATGGCGTGTATTACCTCACCTGCTACAAATGCCAGAATAGGTGCTTTATGTGATTTTACTAAATCTATCCCCTTATGAAATTCAATGCCCCCGCCACCAAATGGATCAGGTCGATTACCGTATGGCGATGTGATGCGGTAACCCTCAAATGGATTCATTGCTTATCACTAACTTTGCGTGACTCTGCACGCTCGATCTTTTGGTCTAACTCCGACTTGACCCAATCGATTATTTTATTAAGTATCGGAATTGGTAGCCAGTCACCCCAACCTGCTCGGATGCTATTGGCAATCATGGATTGCATTATGTGATACAACGTGCCCATTGCAAAAACGCCAAATATAATACTAGGGAGACCAAACACAGCATCAAGAAAATGACCACCAGCTGGTAACAGCAAAATAAAAAACGTCCTCGGCAATCCATCAACAAGTCCATATCGGCTGCTATATGTGTTATCCTTTTTCGCTGCTCGGATACCTGATATCCAGTCCATAATCACAAAAAATAGAAGTGCAGTCATTAAGGTAATAACAGCCTCCCCGTCGCCATACATAAATTCAAAAATCGGTACCAAGACAGCACCGACTGAGCCAAAGAATACTTTCCATTTGTCCAC